CATCAGACTATGAGCGTGGCTTCAAGATCTACGCTACTACTGGTGCATCTAAGTACATCCCGGTAGATGTATCTATCAGCGCAGCAGATGCAGATGAAGAGAACAGGGTTCAAGACTTGCTTCGTGCAGCTAAGGCTCATGTTCCACTATACCTTCTAGCACATGGCAGTGTAAGTGTCAGCACTAACCCATTCCATGACCCGTATGATAGCGGTCAGTGTGGATTCGCAGTGCTTGAACAGGACTCACCAGTAGAAGGTGATGCAGCATACATGGAACTGGTTCTTGAGCAGATGGTAAACGAGTACAACCATCTGTTGCGAGGCAATGTAATTGGATGGGCTATAACCAAGCGTACAGTATGCGAGTCATGCAAGAACTCGTCCGTTGATGTCATCGACAGCTGCGGAGGATACATTGGATTCGACTTCAAGGAGTTGGACTCATTGGTCAACGAGGTTATTGATACAATCAATAAGCATAGGGAGGCAGAACATGCTAGCAAATCAACCAGAAGCTCAGACGATTAAGATAGACTTCGATAAGTTCTTAGTCTATGTAGACCGCAGGTTCCAACAGATCTGCGGTCTAAGCATCCACGATGTAGACGACTTTGCATTCTATGATTACTACCCAGGTGAGGAGGCTAAGCAGATCGAGTATGCACAAGCAGTCAGAGACTGCGCTAGCGCATGCCTAGAGAATGCTGCCGGAGTTAGCATGCCTAAGGTAAAGACATGCGTTGAATGTCAAAGGGAGTTTGATCTATACAATGAGACCGATGCAGAAGAGTGGGAGTTTGGCCACGACTGCGAGGTCTAATACTACACCCCAATGCTGGATTCCTTCCCCAGCATTGGGGTATTTTTTTGAAACAGACTGCGCGTATCGGCTTTCTACCTGGCGAACGCACTAGTTGATGAAGTCTCTCTCCTTTTTACCTGGCGAACGCGTCTTCTTCCTGGTCGATGGGCGAGGGGGTGGCTCCGGAATCCGGATGTCTTTGGCAGACTTATACCCCATCTCAGCTAGGCCCTCACGGATTGCTTCCCACGCGTCCGTCCATCCTTCATCGTACCCTTCGTCGTACCCTTCCTGCAACATGTCGGATATCTGTTCGTAGAGATGCGAACAAACCTCCGTGTCGCACGAGCAACCAAGAACTATCTTCTTCAAAGACATGCTACCCCCTAAAGCTTGCTGTGTTCTTCACAAAGTCCAGATCACATACGCCCGTAGATCCGTTGCGGTGCTTAGCAATCTTGCAGCTAACCACCTCAGTAGCTGCGAGGAAGTCAGGGTCTGACTTTCGCCACAGCATGAGCACAAGGTCGGCGTCCTGTTCGATTGCACCGGAGTCACGCAAGTCGGACAGCCTGGGCTCGCCGCTCTCACGATACTCAGACATTCGGCTCAGCTGAGAGAGCGCTATTACAGGTACGTCCATCTCTCGTGCCAGTGCCTTAAGACCACGGCTTATCTCTGACACCTCGTTAACCCTGTTGCCGTCCTTGTTGGTCTTGTCTGCGCTCATGAGCTGTAGGTAATCTACGATGATCAAGTCCACGCCCTGGTCTGCGATCAGCTTCCTGCACTTGCTTCGAACCACAGATGGCGATGCAGTGGGAGAGTCGTCAACGTATATACCCATCTTTGAAACCCTCTGTGCCGCCTGGTCTAGCTCAACCAGCTGCATCATGTCTAGTCCTCCGTGCCTAATTGCCTGTATTGGTATGCCACTAGCAGTGGATAGAAGCCGGGCACCAACCTGCTCAGCGCTCATCTCAATAGAAAAGATAGCTACCTTCCTACCAACCGTAGCTGCGTTGTATGCCATGGTCGTAGCAAGAGCCGTCTTGCCTACGCTAGGCCGAGCCGCGAGGATAACTAGGTCGGACTTCTGCCACCCTCCGGTGACTGCGTCTATCTGAGAGATGCCGCTCGGAACGCCGATGCGAACACCTGAAGTAGCTATGGAGTTTATCCTGCCCTGGGTGATTCGCATTAGGTCGCCAGCGTCTGACCACCTGGCACCACGTCGTCGGCTTCCAACCTGGAATAGGATGCGCTCAGCTTCGTCAAGTGCAATGGTGGCATCTTCCTGTGATGACTGAGCTACCTCTACTATCCTGGACCCTGCCTTAGATAGGCTTCGAAGCATTGCCATACGCTCTACGATCTCGAAGTAGCTGGAAGCGTTGATGGATGTAGGGGTGTTGGTGGTAAGGTCGTTAAGGTACGTGAGTCCGCCGATGTCATCGACGTGTCCACCTATTGCGAGCTGGTCGCTAACCGTCACCACGTCTACGGCCTGATTAGACACATGCACTTGCTTGATCGCGTCGGCAACCAAACAGTTACGGCGATCCCAGAACATCGAAGGGTCTAGCTCTATGTCGTTGAGTACATCCTGATCTATTAGGATAGACCCCAACAGCGAACGCTCGGCGTCTGTATTACTTGGCATCGTTGTCGTCTTCTTCATTTTCCCCCGCCTTCTCTCTCTCCCACTCGTAGCACGGCTTCATCTTTCCACCCTCTATCCTGTTCCGGTATCGACCGCAGTATGGGCACTCGCCCGCCTGGTCTCCGTCGTCAGGACCCGTAGATAGCCCCGAGGATATCAACGCTTTCATCGTCCACCTCCAGCTTCGGTGCTTCCCCGCACCTGTATAAGAATATACTACCATGGATCGGGTCGCTTGGGTTCCCGCTCTCAACGCACCCCCATATGTTGCAGTCGATGCACCCAAATGAGGAAGCGTGCCTGTCGTCCCTGATAACTATGTAGTCGTGGCCAAGGGAGTCACATACAAGCATGGCCTTCAGCTCCAGCTTGCCGATCATAGTCTTAGCCCTGAAGTAATCCCACCTATCTGCCATTACGTTGACCCCACCAGTCCACTGTCACGTTGATCCGGCCTTTGTGAAGGGGGGCAAGCTCTTTGAATGCGGCAGGAGAAAGGTCGATGAGTCCAAACCCATTCTTGCAGGCCCGGCAGAAGTCACGAACCCACACCCTGACACAGTCATCCGTCTTCTTGCGGCACACAGTTACAACGTAGGGTGTGTCCTTCCATCGCCACGTACCTACAGCCGCGTAGAATACCTTCTCACCAGAAAGGTAAGGAGAGCATGTCCTAAGGTATCCGTCATGGCACCGGCCACCACCTCCGTACCACGTCGCATCGTCAGAGCCAAAGAAAACACCTATTGCGAATAGCACTTCAATCATTGGTGTCCTCACTTGATCTTCCGTTTATTACGGAGTTAGTCTTACATATATTACAAGTTCTGTAATCTCTATGCTCGTGCTTGGTTACGGGATCTGTCCTCTCCATGCCGAGTAAAGACTCATACTCTATACCAAACTGCCTACAGTATTCCCTAAGCCCAAGGCCAAGACTCTTAGCGTCCGCCTTGAAGATATCAACCGCGCTTAAAGCGTATCTCTTTTTCACGCCACTTGTTCGCAAGGTCGAGGCCTATCTGCCTCGCTGAGTCCGGACCCAGAAGCTCCGTACCCCTCCCTACTACCTCCGACTGGGAGCTCTTGAAGTTGTACACTACCTGAGCTACCCACCCTGACTGACCGTAAAGCATAATAAGTTTCGCCACATTCTTGCCACCTATAGTTATAGCCAAGGTTTCTATTTCCTGCATCACGCTCCATACTCCCTCACGATCTCAGTAATAGTGTCATCATCCTCGCTTCTCGACACTTCCGACCACTTGTTCTGACCAAGCGCGATGAGTATCGCAGCGTAGTTCATGGTGTCTATTAGTGCATCGTGAACCTCTGGAGTATACCACTCTCCCTCGATTGATACCCGGCCGTTGTTCACCGAGCCATTCATGGAGTTGGCAATCCGGTTCACCTTGTCCATGGCCATCCTGGAGAACACGCCGTGTGGACCAAGGTTCTCTACGTTGCCCGGACCATACGACTTCTGCCTGCTGACCATGATATCCCATGCTTCCTCGTACAGATCTGAGAAGTATTCCCCAAAGGAGTCTGGCACCTTACTCACTTCTTGCCTCCTATCACGTAGATCAGCAGGCCGAGCCCGACAGCCACAGTAGGGCGATCAACACCGACGCAGAGACCAGCTGCGAGAGCAGTAAGAAATCTACCACTGTTATTGGATACGACCTTCTTAGTGGCCTCAACAACCCGTTGAGTCCTTGTAGTTTCTTGTCTTTCATCAGGCGTTGTCGCCATTAGCGGCCTCCTTTGCCAGTGCATCAGCAGCTCGAGCCGCCAGTATGTGGGCATCCGGAACCTCCAGCTCCTTCAGCCTGGTGTGCAAGAGCTCAAACACCTTGGCCCATGACACAGCCAAGTCGAAGCTAGTCAGTCTTTTCTTCGGTCTTTGCATCTTCTCCTCCAATCAAATCGAGGAAGTCCTGCTCCTCGATGATAACAACTACTCGCCGCCTAGCTCCTGATCCGGGGGCATCCCCGACCACGAGCAGTGGCACCTGGTCTGCCTTCCTCGGTACCGCCGAGAGCCAGCGCCAGAACTTCTCGCTAAACATCTGGCCGCACTTGGCCTGGATGTTAAACTTCCCTGCCGATACGTCCTCAGGCCCGCCATACTGGCCGACCCTCTTCCCTCCAAACTTATGGGCCACCTCCCGCTCGAAGGCATTACCCCTCGAGCGGTTGAGCCGACCCCTTCTCGATGCGTCACTCACCTAGGTCCTCCAGGAAGACAGGCATCCCACGCCCGATGTAGGCACCGGCGATGTTGTACTCGAAGTACTCCAGCGACTGGTCCCAAGCATCCTTAGATAGCTCTTTTCGCTCCTCGTCACTAGTGTCTACTCTGTTGTTTATTTCCTTGATGATATCGTCTGCGATGATGTCGAGCATGGACTTCTTACTGTAGATGTATATGTACACCAGCCCACCTTCTGTGAACTGTTGACCGACACCAACGATGGCGTCGTCAAAGCCATCAGCTTTCCACGCCTCGATGTCTTCGAGGAACGTCATCGACAGCTCTCGCCTAGCCATTCTTCTTACCTCGTAGTGCACCGTATCGAAGAGGCGAGATGTCAGACACCAGCATGGTGTAATACATCTTACCGTTGTACTCTCGGTCCTCATTGAGCTTGCCTACAACGTGGACGTTTGGCCGAGGGTCCTTCTCTTGCGAGAGAGCCCACTCGTACACCTTGCCGACGTGGTCCTCTGCCTCCTTGTCGAAGAAGCGGAGGGTCACATACGCGTATCGGTCTGGGGCCGCATTGCTGCGATCGCCGTCAGCCCACTCCTCGTATGCTGCAGTCTGCATCGTGCCGTACACTTCGAGGTACGAGTTGCCGTTCTTGGATACCTTGTTGGTCGGCGACTTCTTGTCGCTTAGCCAGATGTCTAGTCTTGCCATTAGAACTCCATCCCATCAAACCTGTCCCCGGACTTCTTCGGTGCCGGAGTGTTGACCGCTCCCTTGACGATCTCCTTGGCCCTCTCCCATGTCTCCTCGTCCGTCTTCGCGTCGGCCTCTGGGTCGTCGCCTGTCGGGATGAGGAAGCCTGTGAGCAGAGCGTACTTCAAGGCTCCAGTAGCTGCCTTGTAAGCAGCCTTGTCCCCTGAGTCAGCTCCTGTTCCAACAGACTGGAAGTTAAGGGTCTCGCCCGTATCCCCGTCTGTGAGAGTCCATGTGTAGAGCAGAGTAATCGTGGACTGCTTACCGCTAGGCGTGAGCCCCATGTTCACGATGCCAACCTGCGATGGGGTCATCGAGATGTTTAGCTTCACCAGCTCAGCTCGAACCTTGTCCGCAACGGCGCTAGCCTGTACGAACTTGTACCCCTGGGCAGCGTTCGTCCCGCCCTTCTCAACGTAGCCAACGGCCTGCATGACCTTGGCAATCTTGCTAGCTAGAGAGATCTTTTCTACTGCCATACTACCCCCTGCACTTTGTTAGCCACTGGCAACCTGCACATGGCCACTTCTTATTGGGATCTTCCCGCTCACCGAGGGGAAGACGCCAGGGTATACGACCCTGACTTAGGAACTTGTTGCCAACCTCCAGAACGCGGAGTGCCTTGGCATACCATTCCTCGCCAACAGTATACTCCGCAATGCGGAAGTCGTCCTTGCTGACATACACAACCCTAGCAGATACGTCCGCGCCTGTCGAGTTCTGCCGGCACAGCGCATACGATGCAGCCTGGATTGCGTGCTCAGGCTTTGGACCTTTAAGATAGGAGAAGCCACGAGAGTTCATCGACTTGAGCTCAAGGACCTCTTCGTTAGTCTCCCCCTTCCACCGAACTAGGATGTCGATGTTGCCGGAGAAGTTCATCTCTTGCCACTCGATTGGAACCTCGAACTCGATGGAATCAAAAAGCCCCGACGCTTCCAGCTTCTTGTACAGGACGTCAGCAATGACGTGACCCTGCTCAAAGATTCTGTAGAGCCGAGGCTCGAATGGATTGCTAGGCTCTACCCCGTTCGCAGAGTAGTACTGCGCACGCAGGCAGCCGCCTAGGGTGCTGCCTCTAAATGGTGTGGCCGACGGCCGCTCTGTCCTGGTATTCTTTAGCCCCAGGTCGAAGGCTCCGGATACTGTATTCATATTCCCCTCCAAATAAAAGACCCACAGTGGGTCGGTCCACTGTGGATCTTAGAGCATGAGCCCTAGGCTGTCAACCCTTACGCACAATAAGGCACCGCTTGTAAGGTGCATCTCCCTTTGATGAGGCAATGGCCTTGAAGTCCGCCTCGCTTATGATGGCGGCAAACTTCTCTTTGCCCTTGCCTGACTGGGTCGGGTCGGATAGCTGCCACCCCACTGCCTCGTGGTAAGCGACGCAAACCATGTGACCCCAGGTCATCTTCTTTGACTTGAGCTTTTTGGCAAACGCATTCACCGCCATTGCTGTCTCAGGGTACCCTGCCGGGGCCTGGACATTGACGATGATCGCATGCCCTTTCTTCGCTGCGTTGACCACATCCACCCAGTCGGATGGATACCTGGCATCGCAGTCCAGTTTCTTGGAGTACTTAGCAAGCTGGCTTAGGTTGGTTCCCCCATCGGATACACCGTCCTTGTCAACCCGTCCGCTTGCGTTGGCCGCCTCTATCCCCTCAAGGGCAGAGAAGTCTTTCTCATACTTGTGTACCCACGAAGCTGCGGCGGCTACGGAAGACGGTCCGCAGTCATCTAGAATGCCGCCCTTCTCTATGTGTGGTAACTGGCTCTTCACTTGTA